TATATTCAGAATATGATTCAATGGATACAGATGCTATTATCGCTTCTGCTCTAGACATCATTTCAGACGAAAGTACATTACGTAATGATATGGGTGAAGTACTTCAAATCCGTAGCTCGGATGAGGATGTACAAAAAATTCTATATAATTTATTCTATGATGTATTAAATGTAGAATTTAACTTATGGCCTTGGATTCGTAATATGTTGAAATATGGTGATTTTTTCTTAAAATTAGAAATTGCTGAAAAATTTGGTGTGTACAATGTAATTCCTTACAATGCATTCCATATCGAAAGACAAGATGGATACGATAAAGATCATCCAAATTCAGTACGTTTTCGTTTTGATCCGGATGGTATTTCATCACCTTCTGACTATGGTTACTATAATGTACCAAACTCTGGTGGTCAAGCTAATTCAATTTATTTTGACAATTATGAAATGGCTCACTTCCGTTTATTAACGGATACTAACTTTTTACCTTATGGTAGATCGTATCTAGAGCCTGCTCGTAAATTGTTTAAGCAATATACTATGATGGAAGATGCGATGTTAATTCACCGTATCGTTCGTGCCCCTGAAAAACGTATTTTCTATATCAACGTTGGAAATATTGCACCTGCTGAGGTAGAAAACTTCATGCAGAAAACAATTTCTAAAATGAAACGTACTCCATATATTGATCAACAAACTGGTGATTATAACTTGAAGTACAACATGCAAAACCTACTTGAAGACTTCTACATCCCAGTACGTGGAAATGATCAAGCAACTAAAATTGATAATTTAGCAGGTTTGCAATGGCAAGGTATTGAAGACGTTACCTACTTACGTGATAAATTATTTGCTGCCCTTAAGGTGCCTAAAGCATTTATGGGTTATGAAAAAGATTTAACTGGTAAAGCTACATTAGCCGCCGAAGACATCAGATTTGCACGCACAATTGAGCGTATCCAACGTATTGTAGTATCTGAGTTGACTAAAATTGCTTTAGTTCACTTATATGCCCAAGGTTATCGTGACGAGAGTATGACAAACTTTGAACTATCATTAACTACACCATCTATCATTTATGATCAAGAACGTGTAGCGTTAATGAAAGAAAAAGTTGATCTAGCTGCTCAAATGATGGAAAATAAGTTGTTACCAACTGATTGGATATATGAAAACTTATTCCACTTGAGCGAAGATCAATATGATGAATATAGAGACTTGCTTTTACAAGATGCTAAACGCAAATTCCGTATTGCTCAAATTGAAAACGAAGGTAATGATCCATTAGAAACAGGTAAATCTTATGGTACACCACATGATTTAGCTTCTTTATATGGTAGAGGTAGATATGAAGCAACTAATGTACCTACAGGGTACGATGAAGATGCTGATTTAGGTCGCCCTGAAGAAAAAATCACTGACAAAAATACCCAAGATAACGCATTTGGAAAAGACAGAATCGGTTCAGATGGTATTAAGAAAGATGGAGATGAATCAGATTCAGTTAGACCTCAATTTAAAGGTGGCAGTCCATTAGCACTTGAAACCAAAGGTAAACCAAACCCTAACCAGAAAATGTTTAATGATATGAAAAATCAACACAAACAGATGATTTTTGAATCAGACATTAGAGGAAATTCACTATTGGATGAATCTCAAATACGAGAGTAAGGAAATCTTATATATTTATAAATAAACAAATATTACAGAATGCAAGTCAAACATTCAAAGTATAAAAACACGGGTATCCTCTTTGAACTTTTAGTTCGACAGATCACTACCGATACATTAGATGGTAAGGATTCACCGGCAAAAGATATACTAAAAAAATATTTCGTTAAATCGGAATTGGGTCGTGAGTACAAGTTATATGAAACTTTGTTGAAAAAAACTTCATTAACTGAAGGTAAAGCAAATGTAGTAGTTAGCACATTAATTGATTCTTCTAAAACATTAAATAGAGGAGCTATCAAACGTCAAAAATATAACTTGATTAGTGAAATTCAAAAACACTACGATTTAAATGAATTTTTTAACCACAAATTACCAAACTATAAAATATTTGCTGCATTTTATACATTAGTAGAAATGGCAAATGCTACCCAAAATGTTGATCCTGAACAAGCAATCAATAATAAGGTAACTATTTTAGAGCATTTAACAGCTGCTCAAGTTAAAGTGGGTAAAGTTCGTGACGAGGTAATGAATGAATTTGAACATGCCGATAAAGATGTTCGTTTATTAGCATATAGAATGGTATTGGAAAATTTCAATACAAAATATGATGATTTACACCCACGTCAAAAAGAAATTCTTAAAGAGTTTATTACTTCTGTAGATAATACATCTCGTTTAAAAGATTTCTATACAACAAAAGTTGTAGAAATTAAAGAAGAGTTAACCCAATTAAACTCTAAAACCAAAAGCGAAACAACCAAAATTAAAATCAACGAAATTATTAATATTATCCAGGTACCAGCTAAAAATACTAAAATTACCGATAATGATCTAGTTGATCTGTTACAATACTATGATTTAATCAATGAATTGGAAACTGTAAATGGATAAACTTAAAGAAATAATTCGTAAACGACTCAAAGAAATGAGTGCTACCGGAATGGGTGGTGCTACATTTTCTGCTGGTCAAGGAATGAATTATGCTACACCAAAGGCATTCAAAAAAACTAAAAGTATTGAAGAAGGTCCTGGTGCTACTTTAGGTATGGGTCCAAGTGCTGGAGCAGAAGGTGTTAAAGATAATGCTTATGTAAAGCAATTCAAATATAAACTAGTACCTAAGAAAATTAAAGGATCTGGTTTAGAAGTTAAACAACTTTTTGAAGATGACATATTAAATGAAATGAATGACGTTCAAAAGAAACGTATCGCTTCTTTAGATGAAATCGAAAAATTAATGAACGAAATACAACCACTTGTTTCAAACGCTAAAAACGAAACAATTGAATTATATGGTGGAAACGCCGGTTCATATGATATAAACAAACCAATTGAAATAGTTTTAAGCTATTTAAAAGAAATAAAACAACTCTTATCAGAAAACTAATGAAAAAGACATTACAAGACCAGTATTTGCTAATCAAAGAAGGTAAAGGACACGTTGGTGTTTTCCTTACAGAAGCAAAACGTCAATTTCCAAATATTGTACGCAATGCTGCTACGCTTAATGAAGCAGTAGCATCACTTAAATCTAAAAATATCATTGCTGAAAATGTGTTTTCGGTAATGCCTGCAATTTTAGATCGTCCTAAAAAAGAATCTTATGAAACTGCATTCGAAGCATTTTTAGCAGAAGCTAAAAAGAAAAACGAAGACGAAAAAGTTAAAGCAGAAGAGAAAAAAGTTTCTAAACCTGTAGAAGAAGATCTTTCCCACAACTACAATAATTCAGACGAAAAAAATCCTGACAATATGATCTTTGATCAAATTATGACAGGTTATTATGCTGAAATGAAAGATCCTAAAAATGCTGATAAAACAATGCAGCAATTAAAGGATATCGTATTTAAAAACTTAGAAAAAGATCCAATTTATTATACAAAAAATGGTCAATTTGGTGTTAAAGATTTAGGATATGTAACTGAAGCACCTGGTTTAGGTGAACCTAAAGAACCAAAAGGCAAATACAAATCTTCTGGCTACGGTGATTTAAAAGAAGGTATAGAAACTGAAAATGATCTTAAAGATAAATTAATACAGATGGGGATTAGCCCTATGGTAGTTGATTCTATTGCTAAAACTAAAGGTATAGAAGGATTAAAAGACCGACTTAAAGAAAAACTTAAAGAAGATGAAGTAGAATACTATGATGGTGATGAGGAAGAAGAAGTAAAGGATGTTCTTGATATGAGCTGGACAAAAGGCTTTACTAAAGAAGAACAAACATTACGCGAAGTAATTCGTGAAATGATTGATGCTGAATTAGAAGAAGCCTATCAATTAGTAAACATTAACCCTGTAAAAAGCGATAAAGAAAGAAACGAAAGAGATCCACAACCTTTTAAAACCACTTATATTGATCCTGCAATAATCGATTCACTTAGAAAAAATCAACACTTAAGAATTCTAAGAAGCCCATCTAACCCAGAAGAAATTGCTGGAATTGCTATTCGTGCTAGATTGGTTCCTATTTCATCTAAAAATTTAGGTAAAACAACTGATAACTTAAGTAAACTTGGAATTGATATCCCTTCAGATTTAAAAAATTACTTAACTGACGCTAATAATATTGGAGGAGAAAAACAATTGCCAACAAAAGAAGGAGTTACTGAATTATACAAACTTCTTAATAATGCTACTTTAAATCAAAACGGAAGTTTAGTAATTAAAGTACCAAACCCAAATTATGTAAAAGAAGATTTACGTGAAAGTGTAGAAAAAGATTTAGCTGATATCAACAAAGAAGCAGAACACGAAGTACTACAAGCTAAATTAGATAAAATTGACGCTTTAATCGACCACAGACGTTCAAAACTTGGTAAACTTGACGAGGATGAGGATATGAAAGCCTTAACTGACAAGAAAAAAGTAAAAGAACTTGAAAAAGACATTAAAAAACTAGAAGTAGCTCGTAAAAAAATCGAGAAAATGATGTCGAAATTTAAAGGTAAAAAATCCGAATCTAAAGAAGTAATTGACGAAACTGATACTCTTGAAGAAGAAACTCCTGGATATATTAAAAATGCTAATGAAAGATTAAAAGCTGGAGAAAGCATTGATTCTATTCTATCTAACTACCCAAATCTTTCAGATGAAGACCAAGAAAATTTAAGAAATTACCTTGAATGGGAAAAAAATTCAGATATTGGCCAAAGTGGAGAACTAGACACTGAAGAAGATAATTAAAAATGAGCAAACAACTCTTAATAGAAACCAGACATTTTGATCCAAAACCAATGAAATTGGTTGAGGGTATGAGCAAAAACGGAAACGTTTTTGTTGAAGGGATAATTGCTACTGTAGAAGTAAAAAATGGTAATGGTCGCTATTACAAACGTGAATTGTGGGAACGTGAAATCGACAATTTTACACGCAAAATTCAAATGAAATCTACCGAAACGGTAGGTGAGTTAGACCATCCTGATTCGCAAGTAATTAACCTTAAAAATGCATCACATGCCATTCGTGAAATATGGTGGAGAGGTGATGAAATATATGGTAAAATAGAAATATTCTCTGATATGGGTGATTTAGGTACTACATCAGGTCGTATTGCAGGTGCATTAGTTAAAAATGGCTTAATCATTGGTATTTCTTCTCGTGGAATGGGTTCATTAAAACAAATGGGTGAAGTAATGGAAGTACAAGATGACTTTGAACTACTCACTTGGGATTTAGTTTCCAACCCATCTAACCCAGATTCATGGATGAAAAATGGTGCATTAAACGAATCACGTACTACATATTTAGATCAATACGCACGTACAAACACACTTATTACCGAAATATTATGTGCTAAAGGCACATGTCCTATATTTTAAAATATGCAAACCGGTGAAAAATTAGCCCTCTTTTTGAGGGCTTTTTTTATCCTTGCGACTTTAGTAATATAGTAATATACATATAATACGAATATGCCACCCCCCTCACATCTATATGTGGCATCGATATAAAAAAATCTATTACGTTTCTCAATAAACGTATTTTCCCAACAACTTAATTTAGGAAAAATGGCAACAAACAGAGATTTGCTTAAAGAAGCAATCGCAGATGCTAAAGCTGTTAAAGAAACTGCTATCGCAAATGCAAAAGCCGCTCTAGAAGAAGCCTTC